TATGTGGAGCAGAATCAAATGCATTGGTTGCCTGAGTCTGTACCCTTACATACAGATGTCAAGGATTGGCAAGAACTAACCGAAGAAGAAAAGAATTTACTTACACAAATCTTTAGATTGTTTACGCAGTCTGATGTTGATGTGGGTTCAGGATATATAGATAAGTACATGCGTATCTTTAGAAAGCCTGAAGCACGAATGATGATGTGTTCTTTTGCAAACATGGAATCAATACATCAGCATGCTTACAGTTTACTTTTAGATACTGTTGGTATGCCGGACATAGAATACAAAGCCTTCTCAGAGTATGAAGAGATGGCAAACAAGCATGATTATATTAAAGACTTTAAACCTACTAGAAGAGATAAGCGGGCTATCGCAAGAACACTTGCAGTCTATTCAGGATTTACAGAAGGCTTACAACTCTTTAGTAGCTTTGCAATCCTGTTAAACTTTCCTAGATTTGGAAAGATGAAAGGCATGGGGCAGATAGTTACATACTCTATACGTGATGAATCATTACACGTTGAGGCTATGACTAAATTGTTTCGTGAATTTATACAGGAGAACCTAGACATATGGACAGACGAGTTCAAGAAAGAACTGTATGAAATATGTAGAGAGATGGTAGAGTTGGAAGATAAGTTTCTTGACTTAGTGTTTGAACTAGGTGACATGAAAGGACTTACAAAGAAAGATATGTATGCTTATAACAGATACATTGCAGACAGGAGACTATTACAACTTGGATTAAAAACTAACTTTGATCAGAGAGAGAACCCCTTACCTTGGCTTGATGAAGTACTAGGTGTTGAACATCAGAACTTCTTTGAAGGTAGAGCAACAGCTTATATGAAGGCAGGACTAAGAGGTAAGCAAGACAAAGTAACATTTACGGAGATATAAAATGAAAGCAACGGAAGCGAACATATTATCCTTCCATATACTTTTCGATAGCAAGGGTCGTTTAGTTACAGAAACTAGTGGGCTACCTTTAAAAGAAGCTAACAAAGTTTTTAAAGGTTACGATTTAAAAATAATAGAAACTGTAATTAGAGAGGCACGACAAAAAATATTAAACATCCACAATGAACTGGAGTCAGAACTGGATGCCCTTAATGCTAAGATTGAAATTAATTAGATAAAGGATTTTTGTTCTCGGACTTAAGAGTATCTACTTCGTTTTGTAGGTACTCTATTTCTTTTTGTAAAGCCACAACATCTTTACCCATACCATTAGAAGTTTCTGATATGACTTTTAAAGATGGGCTTATGCCTTCGTCAATACTCTTGTTAATATATTCAACAGAAGTTTCTATAGCTACAAATCTTTCTTCAATAATCTTCTGAGCATCTTCGGTATCATCTATCCCACCTATTGCAGCTTCAAGATTCTCTAACCTATTGACATACTCTGCACCTGTGTATCCAAAACCGGCAAGCGTACCTACAATTCCTACTAAGGCTATTAGCTGTGTAGTTTTATTTTCAAACCATTCCATATTTTCTCCGTTATAAGTTAGGTTGCATGTTTATCATATCACCTAATGTTTCTAGACTAGCACCTGCTAATCCATAAAAAGCCTGTGTGTTATCATCTAATATTGCACCTGCATAGATTGCTCTAGGCTCGTACCACGTATCTTGTTGTGGTATCTGTGCATCTTTGTAACTATCAAAGCCTGCAACATATCCTAAGTAAGCAACAAGAGTTGTACTATCTGCGTACTGTCCTGTCTCTTCTTGTTGTTCTTCAGCCTCGTCTTGTTGTTCTTTAATGTTGTTTGCTATAATTTGGTCAGCTACTTGGTCGGCTTCACTAGCTGTCATAACTCCTGAGACTGCTGTGTCAATCTCACCTTGCATGTCTTGGACCTGTACATCAGCCATCATAACTTGTGAAGACTCGTCTAGTGTTGGCATCGGTGTAATACTAAATGATGTTGAACCTCCAACTGAAGACTCTCCTCCTGTACTCATTGATAAGACTTGGTTAGTCTGTACGTTAGCAGAAGCTATTTGATCGGACATACTAGGAGAATTACTTGTACTTACCCCACCACTAGAAGTACCACTAGAAGCTCCATACGTGCCCGTAGAGGAACTTAAGCTATTTGAACTACTACTGGTATAGGTAGCACTACTAACGCTGTTAGAAGCTGTTCTAATTGTGCCGGCTACAACGTCCAAAGCAGAGACACGAACCGAACTTCTACGTTCATCTTCAGGTTTACTTTCGTCTTCTTCTGCAAATAGTTCTTCAACTACTTCCCTTTCTTCGTGGACTTCTTCTTCACGGGTTTCTTCACGAATAGTTTCTTCAATCTCTTCGTTAGTAACTGCCAGTATTTCTTCAATACTTTCTTCAGCTTCGAGTACTTCTTCTTCAAACCACTCTTCCAACTCTTCCAAAGTTTCAAAGCTTTCCCTTTCCATTTCTTCATGTACAATTTCATTTTCTATTTCCTCTCTTATTATTAATTCATTTATAAACAGTACTTCATCAATAGGAAGTAAGTCGTATGTGACAACTTCGTGATGTTCTTGTTCTATATCCCACACATCCATTAAAGGTTCTATGTCTATGTAGTCTTCGTGTGGTGTAGAATCCCAGTCAACCATTCCATCTTCGTTAAACTGTAAGTCGTCACCAAACCATTCGTCTACTTGTTCTTGTCCAAATTCTTCTACGTCTATTTCGTACCACTCTTCATCTGTGAGTACCATACCTGCATATGGGTCTTCATCATAACCTCCTCCATCATTATGCTGTTCTTCTTCATATCCATAATCTACATTACTATCATCAAAGAAAGCTACTGATGCTTCTTGTGTATATCCCGCACAGAACGGAGCATACTGAGGGTCTTCTTGACATTGTTGGTCATCATAAGCTTCCCAATAGTAAGGACAGCTTGTATCGTATAATGAGTCTATGTCACATTGTTGAGACAAGTATGCATCTGCATAGCCTGAACAAGAAGTATTATTTAAAGGATTGCTACAATCAATATAACCTTCACTATATAAAGAACCACCATTTTCTAAGTTTTGATTCTTATCAGAGTCATTCCAATCATAGTTATAGCAAGTAGCAGTATTGGTTGATCCAGTATTACATTCATCATGAAAATAATAAGTATAAAGCTGAGAAGAGCTGCCTGCTTCACCTATTAAAACATCATGATTAATTATATCTAATGCACCATATCTAAATTCAAATGTGTCGTTTGTCCAAAGAATAACTTCAAAGCTATTGTCTGAACCACTACGATTATATTCTCTCATGTTGTACCAACCAAAGACTGTTTTATCTGTAAAGCTTTTAGCTAATACTTGAGAATTATTATCCCTAATTAAGTCTGTCCACAAAGGATACAAGGTGTATGTGTGTTGTCCTGTCAGAGGGTCAGGTGTGTAGTCATTACAGTAAGCACCTGAAGTTTTAAAGTGTAAGCAACCATTTGTGGCTACTCTAGCTTGTGTAAATGCTTGACCATAGTAGTCAAACGTAAAGCCAAGATTGAAAGCATTAGAGACTTGGTCGTCTCCTGCTGCTAGTGATGTCGTACCACTTACACCTGTTAAGTCTATAAGACCTTGATTACCTTCGTAAATATATGTAGCTGTTAAGTTTAAAGAGAGTAAGAGTAAGCTGATACTAACTGTAAGTGCTGCAGAGAGTTCAAGTAATTGTTGCCAAACACTTTTAGTTTGAGGCATAGAACTCATTTGCACAGGTTCTTCCTGATTTTCTTTTACCCTTTCCATTTCTTGTAGTTTTACAATGCTTAATATATTTATCTTTTAACTGCTCATAGTCCGGTCTATCTTGTCGATTTTCTTTCCATGCTTTAGAAGCTTCTTTACCTATCTTACCCTGATAAGGACAAGGAGTACCTGCCATTTCCATAGCACTAAAAACTCTTTCATCTTGACACAGTATAGATACTGAAGCTACCTTCATACCTGTGTCGTATAAATACTTAGAGAGTTTAAGTCGCTCGCAGTTCTCATCAGTAACTGTGCCTCCAGTAGAAAATCCAAATACCTGTCCTTGATATGCTCCTGATCTTCCAACTGTACAGAGGTCTTGAGAGTAAGACATAATACTAGGAGCAATAGCAGATGCCGGAGGTGCTTTAGTTTTAACATTCTGATTTATAGTCTGGGTAGAATTTGATTGGTTAATATTTCTGTTAGTATTATCAGATATGGTATTGTTGTTATTGGTATTACTATTCGTGTTATCAGTTGTGACATTGGACTCGGACGTAGATTTGTTTACGTTTGTGTTATTGTTTGTGCTTGTAGATGTTGAGTTATTATTGTTTGTATTGTTACTTGTATTGTTTACAGTTTGATTAACTGTTGAGTTGTTTGTACTAGTAGATGTACTGACGTTGGTATTTGAATTAGTATTTTCAGATGTAGCAGTAGATGTATTAGTGTTTACATTTGTATTAGCATTTGTATTATTGTTAGTACTGGTATTTGTATTAACATTTGTATTAGCATTCGTATTTGTATTAGTGTTTGTATTGTTATTCGTATTTGTATTTACGTTTGTATTATTATTTGTATTGGTGTTTGTATTTGTATTCGTGTTGGTGTTTGTTGTAGTCGTTGTGTTAGTTGTATCTAAACTATTCTGCTCACAGTACTGTTCACCTGCAGTACAATCACCTGTTTGGTCTGATAGTACAGACATACTTAATAACCCTAAAACTATTGTGCCTAATAATTTTTTCATGCTTCTCCAATTTTAACGTGCAATTTCCCTGTGAAGCTAACAATAGCGTTCTTTTAGGGTCTTGCTTTTTCTAGTCTAAGTAGTGATTAGAAGTAATAGTAGTATCCCGAAGCTACTAAATACATCCAACCAACAATACATACAACGCAGATGCTACTCTGTGCTTTTTCCTTCAGTTGATTTTCCTTTCTTTTTTAATTCATTCCATCGTAGGAATGTTCTTGTTTCAAGATTCCAAAATAATCCTTTGTAACAATTATCTTGAGAGTCTTCTTCTTCGTCTGCGAGTCCGTACCAATTCCATCGTCCGTCTGCTATAACGTCTTTTAATTTCTGTTTCATTAGTCTTGTTTATGTGATGCTCCAAAGTAAAAGCTAATAACTGCACTAGCCAATCCTCCTAAGTAACCGAGCACTAAGTTTATAAGAGCCTCAGAGTTTTGTTCAGGAGGCTGAAGAGTTACTAAAAATATATAACCCATAAAGCCACCAACTACAGATACGCCTACTATTCTAGCTGTCCAATCTTTACTAAACTTACCCCTAGCATCTTGTATATCTGCTGTCTCAAGTTTAAATACATCTACATCAAGCTCTTTCATCTGAAGTTCAAACTCTTGTTCAGCCTTTTTAAGTTCAAGCATCTGTTCAGGTGTAGCCTCTTGTATTGCTTTCTCAATAGCCTTTGGTGTATTAGGTACTCCAAGTACATCAGCTATCATATTCGCAGCCATACCACCCATAGGACCGCCTAGTGCAGTACCTATTGTAGGTGCTACTGCTCCTACTAAACTCTTTAACATATCTTTCATACTTCTTCGTCCTTATATATAACTTCCATTAAGTCTTCAAACATATTTCTAAAATCGTCTAGACTCATGAAAGGCATATCTTGTTTTACTTGGTGAATGCAATACTGTCTGTAGCATCCTTCCAATTGATCTTCTAAATATAATATCATTATAGGGTTGTTATGTTAGTTTGTCAATAGCTAGAACAAAATCTTCTACTCTAACAGGTGTTTGTTCTTTCCATTTAGATTGTCCATCCTTGCCTGAACCTGTTGAGACTTGACGAATTGCTTCAGCATAGTTTTTACTAGCCAAGGCTCTATAGGCTGATGGAAATTTATTCATCCATCTTGTACCTAGTTGAAAGTTTACTGAGCCTAGTGCAACTATAAAGTCTGTATCTTCTATACGTAAGTCTTGCATCTGTTGAGCAGCAGCTTCCCATGCCATTGCAGCATCTTGTTCTAACCACGCATTTCTTTGTTCTTCTGAAACCTCATCCCCTACTTGATAGAATTTACGTTCTCTTTCAGTCAAAAGATGTCCAACACCACAGGTAGGTTTGCCTAGTGTATCAAGGTATACGCATTCTTCGTTACCTTCTCTAAGTTCAAGGTGTTCTAGGAAGTGGTTGTATTTCATGATCCTAACATTTTGTAAATTAAATGCTCTTCAATTTCATCGGTAGCTAAACCACCATCATTAAAGTTAAATTTCTTACCTTCACCTTTTTTAAAAAATCTATCTACTTCAAATTGTTTGTCTGTTGGCTTAGTCTTTTTAATATTTTTTGCAAGCACTAAAGGACCTACTTGTATAACTTCTGATGCAGAAACGACCGGAGCACCTGTTGCTTTTTCATAAAAGTAACTGTGTCTGTATGGATTAAAACCAACCTGTGTCCACTCAGGATCATTTAAAAGTTCCCGTGCTTTTTTATTTAAAAATTCAGGATCGTGTTTTTTCCATTTTCCAAACATTCTTCCTATCGTAGTTTTAGGTTTACTCGTAGCAATATTAAAAGCAGCTAACGGGTTACTTTTAAACTCAACATCTTTTATCCATCCAGTTTGAGCATATGCTTTTGCTTTACCTGATGTTTTTGTTCCATCATGTATAGAAACAATCCATGTATCATATTGATTGTAAGCAGGTATATCTAAACGTAAACCGACTAATTCATTTTGTTTTAGTTTAGTATTAACATTTAAGATACCTTTCTCTACTTGATCTGATTTTAAAGCTGCAGCTATTTCAACATTTGTAGGCATGGGAGGAACTTCTTTTGCAAGCTTTATAGGCATCTGTTCTCTAACAACTCCGATATATTCATCTTGTTTTATATCACCTTCTTTTAGTTTATTTGCAGCAGCAACAACTTCGTTATTACGCTCAACTCTTTGAGGTAAGCCTGACTGTTCTTCTTTTATTTTAACTTCAATATCTTTGTCGGCTCTCCATTTTGTTATAAATTTTTCATCAATACCTAAATCATCATAAGCATTTTTTATTATTTTGGATAATGGACCGCCTACACCTAAAGCAACTCGATCTCTTTCATAAATTGCAGTATAAGGTTCACCTGTAAAAGGATTAACTCTTTCTTTGGAGTCTTCTTTTACATAAGGAACATCATCAACTTTATACTCATCTCCTATTGCACCGCCTGTACTTTTAAACATCCTATCTATATTAGAGCCTTTGTCTACATTTGGCTCATCTACAAGTTTACTTCCTAACGCAGCTTCACTAATACCTGCATTATTTAAAATTTGTCTAAAATCTTTTCCAAAAGGAGTAACGTCTAAAACATTTGAGGCAGCCCCAACATAATCATCAGCTAAAATATTTTTCCCACCTTTCACAGGAAGTCTAACTAAATCATCCATTAATGATAAAACTGGAACCATTTGTGATACGGGAGAAATAGCCCCCGGACCTGCAACAGCATTGGCTATTTTATCTACTTGAAAGGGCACATTACCAGATAATGTAACTGCTTGACCTATCCATTTTTTAGAAAATCTTTCAGGAATATTTGCTTCATCCTCATAATACGATGAAGGACTTAACTCAATTTGTAGTTCTCTCACTCCTCCATATAAAGATAAAGCAGCTAACATTCTAACAGCCTGCTTACCATCCCCATCTTCAATACGTTTAAGCAATGCATTTGTCTGTGTAGTTTTAGCTTGTGCCCATGATAGAAACTGTCCCAATGCTCTTATTGCCGGATTATTAGATTGTGCAAAAAGTAATCTATTACCTACTGTTGGGATTATTGCATCCCTTTCAGCAGACTTAAAACCGGCAACATGTAGTATTTTTTTACCTACTGCATCTTTATAAGCTTCTTCTGCATTTTTAAATTGACGTAAAACTTGTAGTTCATTTTCACCAATACCTAAAGCATCCGCTTCTGTTTTTAATGAACCTTTAACTTTTTTCTTTTTAGATATAGCAAAAGCACGATAAACTCCTGCATCATATGCTTTAGCCCTTGCGTAGTTTGTTATGCGTTCTAACTGTACAATTTGAAAGAATTTTCTGTTTAAATCTGCTATTCCTTTTTGCCAAACATTATTAGGGTCTACTCCAAATTGTAAGGCTCTTAGTTCATTCTCAATTTGAGAACTATATTTAATACCTAATCCCTGATCAGCAAAAGTTTTACCTTCTCTAAATTGTTTACCATATGCTTTTATAACAGGCATGAATCCACTATTTTGTAAAGGTTGTATTAAGTCTCCTAAACTAGGCAGAGCTACACGAGTTAGCATAGTACTATTTGCTAACCCTGTTAAAAGTGCCATTGTTGTTTGACCAGTTTCACTCCATTTTTGATCTGCTTGATATAAACCAAAGTATCCATCTATAGAATCGTTTAATTGTTTTAGTTCTTTATCTTGTAACTTCCTACCTCTTATTCCTTTAGAGTCAACTTTGTTATATTTGTTATAAACTTGCTGCCTAATACTCTTTAAAAGTTCTCCGTTTGGACCAAAGGTTCTAGCAAACTCTACACTCTTTGTTGTGTTATTCACTAAGGTTTGTAAAGTTAAACGAGGATCATTAATTAAAAAATCTTGCATAAGCAATCTAGATTTTTGATCTGTTAGTATTCTTTTCTTTTCAAAGTTTTTAGTTAAAGGAATAATAACCTTTTTTTTGTTTTTATCAAAAACTGTTTTAGTTTGTAATCCTGATAAAGAAGCTGTAAACTCATCAGCTATTTTTTCAATACGTCTAGAATCTCTTAAAGGATGTAAACTTTGTTGTTGAGCTATTGCTTTATATAATTTTGCACGAAATTCATTAGGTGATTTATGAATTGCTTTCCAATCCCACATTTGAGTAAGACCATAAACTTCATTTTCATCAAGTCTATTCCAAACTATACCAACATCATCAACTGAATCTGCAATTTGATTAGTAAATTTTTGAATATTGTCTCTATATAAAAGAACTTTTCTTGCTTTATCTTCTGCAAATTGAGCAAACACATCTTCTTCTGTAATAAATTTATTCTGTAATTTACCTGCAGCTAATGCCAAATCATCATCAATAAAAGGAAGAACCTCTTCATTTATAACTCTACTATATTCTTGTATAGCTAACATTTCTCTTTCTTCTACAGCTAAAGATGCTTTACCTTTTAGAGTTGCTCCTTGTTGTTTAAATAACAATTTACTAGCAGTATCTAAAGGACCACCATATGCACTCATTCTAGCAGCAGTTGATCCGGCAGTAGAAATTTTAAGTGTTGTCAAAATTGATCTTCTTAATTGTTGATCAAGAACATCATTAGCAGCAGATTTGTTACTAAAAGAAAAATTACTTGCTTGTATACGTTTTTGAAGTGCACCTACAGTTATACCACCAAGAGTTAAACCCCACATTAAAGCACTATCATCTTCATCACCAAAAGCTGCCCCTAAACCAAAACCTACACCACCCCCAAAAAGAGGTCTAGTTATCTCCGACATAATACTTCGTGTTAAATTTTCTGTAAGGTTTCCTTTTTTATCTAATTCATATAGAGGAGACATTCCAACATTAGCCATATTATTAGCTTGTTGATGCATCTCCGCATATTTAGAACTAAGAGCTTGTTTAGCATCTTTTGCAGCTTCTTTTAGTTCATCATAACTTTTAACACCTACTCTAGCATATAATGAATCTAATTCTTCTAAAGGTTGTTTTAATACTTCATCAATATTATAAAGTTTGCTTAGTTCTTTATTTAAAACTTCTGATTGATTAATTTGTTTTTTAACTATACCACGTTCTTTAGCAACAACAGCTTCTCTAATTTTAGATAAGGGAGTATAAGTAGTACTAACTTTACGAGCAGGGGCTTGTCTAAGTTTATCTAATTCTTCTTTACTGACAAGTTTCATTTTCTGATCGTCACGTAAAACAGCAGGTTTTACTCTTAACTCTTCTAATTCTTTTCTGTATTGCTTTTCTTTACCTGCAATATTTTTCTCTACGCTTTTCTTTTTACCTTCTAAACTTTTGTATTCTCCCCCTCTCATACTTCTTTTAAGTTTAAGAGCATCTAAATAAGCATATCTAATTTTATTTAAATCATTTACTTCTTGTCCATTGTTAGGAGCATCTTGTAGAGCCATAACACTTTTTTGAACATAAGGTTGTGATAATGCAGTAGGGGTAACATCTTCTAGGTCTGCAATTTCTTTATCAGATAAAGTTCCTCTACCAAATTTTCTAGCTACTACATCCCCTAATAAACTAGAACCACCACCTATCGTTCCGGCAATAGCTAAAGTTGTAGGATCAATGTCACCATACAAAGTTTTTTCTCGTAATGCCACATCTGCAGTAGTTACTCCTGCTCCTGTAGCAGCAACAGCAATTTTTCCAGACTTAGCAATCTTAGTCCAAGGAACTAAAAATGTTATAGGGTCTGCTAAAGCAAGACCAACTCTTCCTGATAATATTGCAGCATCTTCTCTTTGTTCTGATAATCCTCTAAACTCTGGAAAATCATCAAATATTTCTTCTTGTCTTTCCCTCTCTATTCTTTTAGAAGCCTGATCAAAAGTTTCTTCTGAGAATGCAGATTGTAACGCTGCTTTACCTAATCTATAAGTACTACCAAGTATAGCAGGCTCTTGAGCAGCCCCATATGCCATTTTTCTAGTAGTATCTATTTCTTCTAGATTTACCGAGGGTGTAAAAGAACTAGGAGTAAAAGGTTTAATAGGTGAAGAAGTTATAGCAGGCTGCCCTAATGAATTAAACAGATTGTCTATATTGTTTGTGTCTGTTGAATTTTCTTTTTTATCTTTGTCTTCTTCGGACTTTAATTGATCAAAAAGATTTTGTATATTATCACTCATTATAAATTGTTTGTTTCAAAAAATTCATTTATATCAGTTAAAAGTGTTGGATTATTTGCTAATAATTTATTTATCCTTTCACCCCTGCCCCCTCTTGTTGTTGAACTATATCCTAAAAACTGACCTAATGAGAAACCAAATTTACTTTCAAAATCTTTTGATATTTTTTGTGACTCTTCTAATAGATTTTCATACTGCTCATAATCAGTTGCACTCATAGTATATTTAAATCTAGGTTTAGATATGCTATTTTTTATAACATTTCGAGAAGTAGTAAATAAATTATCTAACATAGTTTCTTCTTGTTCTATTTCTTCTTCAGGCATACTTGCCCTTAATTTTTGTCTTTCGTCTAATTGAGGAACTCCTCGTTCAATTTGAGAAATACTATATCTATCTCTTACTTCTTTATCTACTATAGGCTCGTCAAAAGTTAATGGAAAATCTCCACCTAAAGGTTCTCCATATTCATCTCTAAACCTTTTAGCATTTGCTGCTCTGGCTTCATCAGTTAAGTTTACCCAACCTTCAAAGTTTTTATTTAGTTCTCTTCTAAATTGCTCTGCTGACATACCCTCTGCTACATTAACAATATCAGGTGTATATTTTTCTGAATCATATTTTTGTGGATCAAAAACATATTCGTTACGACTAAATCCTTCTAGAAAATCATTCTCATTAGCTTTAGTTAATCCTTTAAGTTGGTTCTCTATAGCATATTGTATTGCTACTGATTCAAGATTTGTGTCTAAATTATTATCTTTAACTGCACCATATTGAATTATATGATTTGCATTTCTTATAACTTCATCACCAAAGTAGGCTAGTTCAGTATCTGCTAAATTTGTAACCTTGTCTTTAAATTCTTCAGGTAATTTATTTAATTGACTTTTAATAATCGTAGCCATAGCTTGTGAATTTAATTCTGACGTTGGTAAAGGAACAACCTTTGATCTGGTAACTTCTGTGTATAATCTTATATCACTAGGTTTATCAGAATCTCTTAGTCTCATAAGTAATTGATTATTACTTATATTACGCTCTTTTGGATAATTGGTGACTCTATTAATTTTCCACTCCCTCCAATCTGCATCAATTTCTTCTTTGCTTTTAGGGCGTATACGATAGTACATAGAAGGCTTCATCTCACTTAAAAGTGTATCCATATCTTTAGCAACCGGAGAAAGTCTTTCATTACCATCTACATCTGTTGTTACTTGATAAACTTTCCCACTTCTATCATCGAAACGAAGCTTAGTAACTTCTTTTCTAAGCTGTCCTCTAAACGGATTAAATAAATCAAGGTCTGTAGCTACTTTTGCACTAACTCCTTTTCTACCTGTACCTCTTCTAGATTCTAATAAGTCAGGAGAATATTTAGTTTTAGTTTCTTCTATATCTACAAGTTCCATAGGATCACGCCACCCAACTTTTTCTGCTATAAAGTTAAGTACTCCTGCAGGAACTTCTTTTTTCTGCATATCTCGTAATGGCGAAACATATTCTTCTAGGGTAGGAGTAGGTAAACTTACTCTATTTTTGTTATAAGCATCAAATTTTTGTTTAGCTATTCTGTCTAAATGACCTATATAGTCTTGAGCAAAAGGATCATTTGCATCTATTGTATTTAAATCCATATTTGCAAATTTTGGTAATGCACCCAACTCAATAGAAGCTAATTTTCTTGCATGAGACATAGCTCCGTTACCATCTGCTATAGCAGTTCTAAAACCTTTTTGATTATCATACTCTTTTTGAAGTCTATTGTAATCTGCTTTTTCTTTTATAATTAATTTTTCAATTTCGTTGTTGCGTTCATTTAAATTCCTAGTTGCTCTGTCTTTCATCATCTTATCAACAGTAGAAATACCAGTAAGCCAATTCTCAATTTTTTGATCCTTCGCAACTCTTTTTTGATATTCAGCATCGCTTCGTTGTTTTTGTTGCAACAACTGACTTCCATATTCTACAGAGGAAAGATTTGTTGGGTCTATTTTATCTACCATTTTATGTTCTCTCTAATAAACTATTATTTTTTTCTTCTTTACGTTTTTCCAAAAGACTAACCAACTCTTGTGGAGGTTCAAAATTTTCAACCATTTCTAATGCTTCTTCTGGTACAGATTGTTTAGTAATTTGAGAAGGCTTTAAATCTTTAAACTTCAAATGTTGCCCCATTTGAGAATTTATATTTTTTATATCCTCTAAAGATTTATTATTATTTTCTTCTTCATCTTCATCATACGATTCATACGAATCACCCTCATACAAAAGATAATCAATACCACATTGTTCGGCAATAGATGCTAATATATACATGGTTGGCTCTATAAGTAACATCATTAAATCTGGATTCCACTTACCTTCTTGAAAGCCTGTTTGTAAAATTATAGAAGCTAAACTACCTACAGGCATCCCATCTGCTAATGTTAAAGCAATCATCTCATATGTTTCTTTTTCATACGAATCAGCTACAATTTCCATAGTTGCAGAAGATACGTTTGTAAACTTAGGAGGTTGTTCCCAAGGATACTTAGTATCAGGATCATTTGTTAATGACTGTCCGGGAACTGGTCTTTCAAAAGGTGTCCTTCCCCCAAAGCCTTCTACATTAATTAATTCATCTGGATTGATTGACATTTATATTCTCCTTAACTTGCTAAAAGGGTTGTGTCATAAATATAACCTGCTTGTTTATATTTGTTCATTAAACTTGTTGCAGTTGTAGGTGATGGACTAGTTATATTTGATTGAGTCATAAATTGATCCATAGGCATTTGTGCATACAACCTTTCATCATTAGCTTGCAATGCATCTAATGCTCCTGCAGTATTACTACTTCCTTGAACATAAGGATCAGCAGGACTTGCCATTAAACTTGCAACTGTCATACCTTCTCCAATCGTAGTATTTCTTACAAACTTTGGTAAGTTAGTATCTTGTAGTGGAGCATAACCTAATGATTTATCATATGCTTCTGTTAGAGTTTTAGACTCATCTAAAATATCTGCAACTCTTGGAGCATTTCTTCTTAAGAATCCGGGTTGTTTAGGGTCTACTGCAGGTAACGTAGGATCAGTTAATGTTAGATCAGGAGACATAGAAGGTGCAGATAAATCTGTAGCAAAGTCTACAGGTTTAGTAGATTCTAATAAAGATGTAGGTGTTTGTTTTAGAGAACCTACTCGACTTGTTTCCTCAACTAATCTTCCACCTGCAGTTTCTGTTCCTGCAGCTCTAATACTACCATCTGTAGTAGTAGCTGTTGCTTGTCCGGCTACATCTGTAGGGGATACACCTGTTGTTGAACTTACAGTCTCTGCAGTTTTTGCTGCAACGTCTGTAGCAGTTCCTGTTGTAATTGTCGTTGAACCTCCAGATGTAGCTGTAGCTAAATTGTCTGCTCCTTGGGCAATAGTCTGTGTTCCATTTTGAGTAAACATTCCTTCTATCCCTTTAGTAATTGTACTAAACGTAGCATTAGCAGCAGTACCCATTTGAGTTATACCTGCATTAAAAGCTGTACCCATTTGCCCTGTTGTCCATAAAGTACTCGTAAAAGCTTTTGCTCCACTCAACATCCAACCTCCCATCATCATCATACCTATAGTACCAATAATCTTACCGATTTTAGTTTTCATAAGTTTCTTAAAAGGCTTACCAATAGCTTTACCTATTTTCTTTATTCCTTTACCAATCTTTTTAACAAATTTTTTCATAATTATTCTCTTTTATTTTACCTTCCTAATGTTGGATCATCCGCACCTGTTGGTGTAGGTGTACTTGAGTATCCATTAAAAACTCCTTGAACTGCTTTTAATGCTTGACTAACATTTCTACCTTTGTATATTAAACCATCATTACCAAGAGCAGCAATCGTTAATGAAGCTTTACGTTGTAGTTCATTCTCTGTTCTTTTAAATCCAAAGTCAGCTTCATCTCTAAGTTCTTGCCATAAAAAAGCTTGAGCCTGCATACTCATACCAAAAGCATTCTGTGCATTCTGTTGATTAACTGCATTTTGTGCTGCTGTATTTATTGTATTTGACTGTCTTCTCCATTGTGTATTGGCTTGTTCTATTGCTTGTGCATTCTGTACATTCCATTGATTCTTAGCAAACTCTTGTTGAGCATTGTATTGATTAATCTGTGTTTCAAGTTGAGCATTCGCTTTACTTACATCTGCTGCTCTATTTGCATTCTGTGCAGCAATTGCATTTTCTTGTTGAGCATTAAACTGAGACATTGCATTTTGCTGTCTAGTATTATCCATTGAAACTTGTGTTGCTAAGTTTGTCATAAACTGATTAGTTTGATTTTCACTAGCAGCATTAAACTGTCTTGATGCATTAGTCGCAGCTTGATTACTTAACATGGCTTGCTGTTCTGCTTGAGCAGTAAACATCTTAGCTTGTTGATTATTAGACAAGTTTGACATATCCATTTGTAGGAATGCTGCTGCATTCTGTGAGGTTAGTTTAGTTATGTTATTTGCTTCTGCTAAATTAATCTGTGACTGTATAACTGCATTTTGTATTGCAGCCTGTTGATCATTACTAGCCTCGGTTAAACTAACTGTTTGTAGGAATTTACTGTTACTTAATGCTGTTTGTTGATCTGCACTAAACTGTGCCATATCCATTTTAAAAACATTACTAGCATTAGTCAATGCTGTTTGTTGTTGTCGTTGAGCATTTGCTTCTGATTCTGCAGCCTCTATACCTCTTTGTTGCGTTGCTGCTTGCTGTAGTGCAGTTGCATTACTTTGAGCAAGAGGCATTGCAGCTTGTATAATTGAATTAAATAAAGCATCTCGTCCTACACTAGAAGCACTTAGACCTCTAGCTGCTAACATCTGTTCAACTTTAGCTACTGCCGGAGAAGCCCATACAGGTATTTCTCCATTTTCCATTCCCTCTAATAAACCATTCAATTGCCCTGTGACTAGAATTTGTTTATCTACTCCTGCAATAATTCCTCTTTCTTCTTCTGTAAAATCTGTGAGCCTATCTTCAAGAGCTTCTATATCATCACCAATTTCAGCAATTTGATCTTCTGTAAGACCTGCATTTCTTAATTGTTTTTTAGCCCTAGTAATTTTTCTTAAACTTGTACCTGCATTAACTGCTGCTGTAGCTTTTGCACCATCACTAATTGTACCTACAACTCTTTCTGTTAAAGCACCTTCCTGTATTTCTACATCTGCTCCTTCAATTTTTTCAACATCTGAAACATCTGCTGCTGCTGCAATTTCATCTTCAGTAAGTTCTGCATCTTCTGATACTTTACCTTGAGCAGCTTCCGCTACTGCAGAGTCTGTCTGAGCAGCATCCATTTTAGCTGCAGTTATTGTGTCTGGTGCAGCAGTTGTCACAGCAGTTCCTGTGGTTGCTGTAGCATCTGTAGATGTAGCAACTCCGGCTGTAGCAGGTGCTAAGTCTGCATCAGTCATTTGTTTAGTTTCAGCCTCTATAGTCTCATCAACTTTCTGAGCATCAGGTATAACAGCTTCTGGAGGTACTTCTCCTTTAGCAGAAGACTCAACAGTTTTTGTAGTTCTTTCTATTCTTTCTCTTCTCTCATCCGGATCAACTGAAGGAGGTGGTTCTTTAGGATCATCAATAATTTCAGGCATGTCAATTTGAGTTGTTACATCACCTGTTTGTCCTGTATTTTCAGTTGATGTAGAAGTTGAAGAACCTTCATTCCCATTTTGTTGGGCATTAGCTTCGTTGTCTTCAGCTATATCACGTTCAGCTTCACCGCCAACCTCATAACCTACACGACCACCATAAGTATAGTCTTGTCGAGTTCCTTTATTATACCTTTTTCTTTGTTTGTTTTTATTCTTCATTATTTAACCTCGAAAAGCTTGTCAAGTTTCTCTTCAATCTTGTCCAACGTATCAAACACTCGGTTCATTCCATCTGATAGTTCTTGTTTTGTTACGTATTCTTTTGCCATCTCTTCTCTTGTTTTATTTAAAAGTATGTCAAGTCTTTTAAGCTCTGACGTGTTTGCACGAATGCTGTAGAGTATCGGAGCTACCACTAGTGTTAGGAAGATGTTCCACAATAAGTATCCTGTTAGCTCCATAGTATATTAACTCCAAGGTGTAAATTGTTGAACACCAAATTGTACAGCTACTAATTTAGTTTCTGAACCACTAAATGTCACATCTTCTTGTGCTATTGCAACAATCATTGAAGGATTAACTGTTGCTTTCATGCCTATTCCTTCTACTGCTGAAGTACAAATACCATCACCTATTTCTATGTTTCCACCTGTGTTGTTACATAGCACATGACCATCACCTAATATACTTATGTTGTGTAAATTATTTGCGTAAGTTCCAGTTGTAGGACACATAGGTGAAGGTCGCATATTGCTTGCATAAGCACCTAGTACTTTTTTACTATTAGCAGATTGTGATTTTTGGACTGTGTATCTAATACTTTGTCTTTTATTTGAATCAGTCAGATAAGTAGATACAATCTCAACTAAAGTGCCATAAGGGTAAGCATCTGATTCGTCAGAGGGATTATCTGAATCTGGTACATTTACTTCATGATGTGCAGTAAATGCTCCATAAGTTACAGTTCCTCCTGATGCTGTAATACTTCCTACACCATCAAAATTACCATCTAAAAAAGACACCATAGTATTAGTGCCTGAGTTATCATCTGTACCACAAGCTATTTGTAATCCAAATCTATTTGTAGTATTTCCATTATGAGATATTGTTGTGCAAAATTTATTGGCAGTATTAGCATCAATGTGCATTGAAGATGTATTTCCATTTATAGTTGCTGTGCGTACTAATACAGGCGCACCACCTGATTGTAAAACTAATGGGTAACTATTGTTGTTTGAGTTTAAATATGTAGCGGTAGAATCTACTCCGATTGTAAGACCTAATCCATGTTGGTCGCTTTTAAACTGAGCAACAGTCGGACCAACAACACCTGAAGGCGCACGAACATCTAAATAAGCAGCAGCACTAGTAGTTCCTATGGCTACTTTTCCAGAAGTATCAATACGCATTCTTTCTGTACCAAAAGTGCCTGTGTGGTTTTGATAAGTTGCAAAACGTAAGTTATTACTGTCATCAAAACCTACAGTTGAACTGTCATTTCCAGAATGACCACCAAATAAAAGTATAAAGTCACTCATATCTGAGTTACCTACTGCAAAATAAGAATCATTATTTGTTGCACTTGAGCGAACACTAGATGCCTGCACCCCAGTATGGTTTATTTGAAATCTATCAGAAGGACTCGCAGTTCCTATGCCTACTCGGTCATTACCACCATCGACAAATAACATATTAGCGTTGCCGTTTGATTCAACTCTAAAATCTGCATCTGCTGAACTTTCATTAATTACAACTCCTCCATCTAAATCTACGAGGGCTGCTGATACTTTAGTTATTGCCATTGTTAGTTCCTATTTAAATTTTAACCGATTGTTTTTTGTACTGATGTGGGTGTAATCTTCTCAGCTATCTGAGCATCTAAGCCTGATTTCATTTCAGCAACAGTATCAGCAGTTAAAGCTGCTTCTACCCAACCTTGTACGTCAGAACTTGTTAAGTCTGCAAAGGCTGTGAAGCTAGAGATACTATCTGTATCTAGTCCTTGGCTTCCGTAAACTCCTGAAGTCTGTGGATTACCATCCGCATCGTTATTAGCATCATCAGTTGCTGTTAGTCTCCAATGTACGTTATAAACGACATCACTATTGCTGTCTTTTGTTGGGTAAGTGTCAACTGTACTTACATCCCATGCATATGAAATTGCCATTTTTTATTCTCCTTTTAAGGTTTGTATTTCAGTCTTTAACTGTTCTATTTGTTCTTGTTGTTCTTGAATAGCTTTGACAAGAAGTGGTGTGATTCTTCCGTAGTCCATAGTTTGTGCATCTATACTTCCATCTTCATTAACTGCATCTTTTTCACCACCAACTGCATCTTTAAAAATTTCATCAACTTCATGTGCTATAAAGCCTTCTTCTTCTTTGCCTGTTTCTTTCC